GCCGATGATGCCCAAAGTATTTGCGATCGCGGGAATATCGACATAAGGCATTCCGTCGTCATCCAGATTAGCGGGGCCATTGTCATCAATGACTCCTCGAATGATGGCGGAATCGACAGTTTTCCAATGGATTTGTCCAGCCCCAGTTCCCCGTGCCACGGTGGTTCCCCGTGGGATAACGACTGAATAATCAGGAACCTTGGACAGGGTAAACCGTAGATTGCAGGTCGCTGGAGAATCCCCCAGACGGTGAGTGCCCAGTAGTTCGCCCAGGTAATCCAGGTGCTCCTCGACGGCGAAGGCCACCAGGTTTTGCTCACCCGTAAACTGGACCGCTTGGCGAACACCGGTCTCCCGATACGCTTGCAGGTTTGCGTGGAGGCGTTCTACCTGGGCAGGGTACAGGGTGCGCTGAAGGAGTTGTTCATATTCCGCCACGATTGCCATGACAATCGCCTGTGGGTCACGGTCTGCAAAATGCGGCCTAGGGAATCCCCTAGGGAATCCCCTTTCGTACAGTGTTTGGGTCATGGTTTCGCCTTACATATAAGCCTGGCCGAACAATACTTCTGTGATTTGTTGCATTGCTTGGCGGGGCGGATCTTTTAATCGCCAGTGAACCTGGACGTATGACCGTCCGTACTGAGCTTCTGGCCGAACCCCAATCTTGGTGACTTCTATTCTGGGCTCCCAGGTGAGGACGGCCTTCATTGATTCCCTAACGATATAAGGGGTTGCCTTATTAATGGGCCAGTCGATATAGTCCAGCAGGTCTAGAGCAAAGTCCGGGCGGTATGGATCAGTCCCCTTGGGTGTGCTCAAAATGATCCGAATGCATTGGTCTATGTCAGCCATATCCGTCAGGATCTCGCCCACTCCGTCATCAGAGGCGATGCGAATATCGCCCAACCTCGGCTGACGCCATGGGCTGCTGTTGTCTGGCTCCTGTGGGTACGGGCGCGGCGTTGTGGCTGGCGCAACATCACCAACCGGTAAACCCTTGTACCATTCCGCAATCCAATCCGCCACTAGACCTGCTCCGTAATGTCGATAATCCCGCCGCCCTGATTATTGACCCGCTTACTCACCAAAACCCGACCATCCGGGGTCGTCTTTTGGTACTGATTCGGACGGATACGTTCATCCGCTGTAGCCAGTTCCGTCAGCCCATTCAGGTGACCCATAGCGATCGCTAATATCTGCTCAATTGCCGCAACATCAGCACTGGCCGCCAGCCCAGCCTGAATTAATTCAATCGATTCAGACGTTAGTTCAACCGCGCCGGTCGCCCCATCCTCAGCAGCATTCAGAATGGCGGCCAGTGCCTGGCGGTCCTCAGCCGTGAATCCATCAATCTGCGCCGCAATAGCCCCCGCGATCTCGGCCACATCAATGCCGACTTCCAGGGTGGCGTCATCCGCCATTCGGGAAGAGATATCAGCATCAAGGTGGGCCAGTTCGGTGGCCAGTTCACTCCTTACAGCGGCTGGGATACCAGATAGATCGACTTCCAGGGTGGCGTCATCCGCCATTCGGGAAGAGATATCAGCATCAAGGTGACCCAGTTCGGTGGCCAGTTCACTCCTTACAGCGGCTGGGATACCAGATAGATCGACCGTGGCTGAAACCTCGGCTGAGCCATCCCACAGCATCTGGCAGGAGGCCCTAACAACATTCGAGTCATCAAACACCAGGATTTTATATAGCCCGGCAGCACCAGCCATGTCGCCCTGATACAGGCCTGCATAGGTGGGGTGTTCGCCCATAGGAATCTGGCTGCCCGCCGCTCCCGCACTATTGATCGGAATAGCGTACCAGCCCGATAGGCCGCTCACCCCAACTGGGGCCAGTATCTCGTTAGCCACTACGAAACCTCCGCCGTCAGTTGATTGTTGAAAATGTATAGCGGCAGCACCAGTGTGCCGTCATAGTCTGCAGAATTGCCCCTATTATTTGACACCGCCGCATATACCTTGCCGACAGATCCATTGTTGCTCCCCGAGATATTGGTGGCTGAGCTGAACCCCTGGGCAAAATCGACCATTTCCCCGTCAATATAGAGGGCCATTTTTTGGTTCCCTGCGGAATAGCACCCTTCGAGCAGGTGCTGTCCTGCCTGCACAGGTGCGCTCATCTCCGCGCTCCCCCCCAGACTGCCGAGCCCGGCCTGCCAGTAAAGGACATCGTTGTGGACGTAGCAGACAGTCCCTATTGATATTCCACCAGACTCAAATATCACGCCATTGCTGCCAACCATGTCGCCTACGGTGATCGCCCACGATAAATCCGTTTTATTAACCATAAAATCTTCAGGGCTGCCGATATCGCTCCATGTGGCATTTACCGTCATTCCGCTGGTAGCCGGAACAATCGCCTGTAACTGAGATTTTCGTTTGCGCATCAGGCCGCCGCCCAGGCCGCCCCCTAGTAGCGCCATAGGCCCTCCACATCCAGCTTTTGAATATCCTCAGGCCTTACTCGGCCTAGCCCGGCCTGTTCCCCCAGGCTGGGCCCTAAGACGGTCGGAGGATAATCCGGGTCCGGGATAGCTTGCATTGCCACCGCGATCGCTTGTGCTGTTTCGGTGGATAGAGTTCCCAGCTCAACCAAAACCTCAGCCACCAGTTGCAGGGTTGCTGCATCCTGGCGGCTTGCGATATCTGCGATGACCTTCAAGAATGATTCTTCCCCTGACACAGTGCCCCGAGAGACTGAGATCGTGATGGCCTTGACTTTGGCTTTCCCGTCGGCGCTCAGTGTCGGGTATGCCTGGGCGGCCCAGTCAGCAAATTTACCGGACTGCAGAATAGCGGTAACCTCATCCTCGGATAGGAGGTTAAATAAATCGGTTGCGCTCAGTTCTGGCATCACATCCAGTTGCGGGTCCGGGTTAGCGATTTCGATCTTTTCATTGATGAGCCGGGCGCAGGTCGCATAATCCTGGGCTGTGAATAGATCCAATAGTCCAGGGTCACTCTCGATTAGATTGATCAAGCTCATAGTGGCAGCCCGGTAGAAACGACCTCAACAAAATATTGAACAGAATATCCAACGGCCTTCGCCTCAGATAAATTGCCGACATACGCTTGATTTTCGCTCAGTCGAATTTCTTGCCCCGCCGGATAGGTTCGGTCGAAACCGGCCCCGTCATCCGCACAACGCACCCGCTGAATTGCAGCGGCACCTTTCAGCACCACAGTGATAGCTGCATCCTCCTCAAGCTGCCAACGTTCTGCACAGATGACCAGGCGATTCCCGGCCCCCGGAGATGCAATTACCAAATTATCCCCGGACGCCGAAATCGTCCCAGTGGCCGCCGTCTTGGACGCAAACCAGCGGGCCAGAACCCGCTTCAGGAACTGAAGACTACTAAAGTTCCCGTCATTCGATGTTGCCGCCGCCGCCGATGTATTCTCAAACGGGATCAGATTAGCGATCGCCATTCTTCCCTCCTATTCAAACCCTGGTGGAGTGTAGCCCTGCAGCCGCCGCAGGTCGCCTTCTAGTTCAACCTCAACTTCCTCGGCTGGCTCTGGTTCGGGACACTCTGGGCATTGCGGCCCAGCGATCGCGCCCCCGACAAAACCGGCGATTCCTGTAGAGATGACGGCCCCGGCTCCGACTGGGGTAGCGACTGCCGCGCCCAGGCCTACCAAGGGCACCCCATTGGAAAACATGCCACCGCCGCCCATGAACGAAAACATGCCGCCTGCCCCACCAGCAATGATGAGGCTACCTTCAATGATCACCTCAGGGGCTCTGAGGATGATTCGCTCACAGGCCTCGATGACAGTTTCTGTGCTGCGGCTGTAGAACTGCTCACAGGCCACTGGGTTGATATTGGAGGCAAACATGGTCATATCCTCGGAGGCTTCCATGTGGAAGTTTCCGTCAGTGGCCCGCTCAATAATTTCACCCTTGATATCGACTTCGAGCCGATGTTCTTCACGGGTGTAATAGACGAAAGATTCATCACCCCAGTGGATTTCTGTCTTGTGGGGGGTTGGTTCATGGAGCTCGGAAAGGGGCACATCTGCACAGTAAAACGCGCCCAGTATGATTCCTTCCTCGGCCTGCTCGTCCCACAGGAACCATACATGCTCATCCAATTCGGGCATCCAGTAGTACTTATCCTCCCAGGTCTTTGGAAAGATAATGCTGAGCCAGTAGGTAGGAATCTCGTCCAATTCGTCAGTCTCTACCCGGGCCTGACAAAATTCCGGGGCCAGTTCCACCACCTTGCCCCAGCGGAGTGCCAACCTACCCTGCTGGACATTGTGAATATCACCCCCGGGTGACTCTGCCTTGTGACTAAATAGGTTCTTACTCACTCAAAAATCTTCCTGGTTTCTAGTTCCGTGCGCCAACCCTGTTTCATTCCGCCTTCTGGTACTAGGGTATGCCGAACACGCCTGATCTGATGCTTCCCGCCAATCAATGGCCCGAACTCATCGCGATCGCTGAGGAGTTCGATATTTAGCCCCGCCCTCCAATAAACTTCGCCTTCAACGTTGATGGTTCCTTCTACGATTGTGGAATTTGCTTTGCGCAGGGCCTCTGCGGTACGCAAAGCGATCTGTTCCTCATTCTCGTTCCGCTCTCCTGTCACTCGCAGGGTATCGTCAGTGCGTACTTCCGGGTTAGTGGTGACCTCTTCCAGGAACATCCATTCATTGGTTTTAGGGTGTTTGTAGTCGCTGCGGGCCATCCGATAGGTATCGGTCGATTGCAACTTAAAGCTGGTGCTGGCGTCTGGGCTTAGCATTTTTCGGCTCACAAAATAAACCGCTGCCCGGGCCTCTAGTTCGGCCTCAGTTGCAAAGACCAACCGTTCACAGGATTCGACTTTAAAGATCACACCATACTTTAGGGCTAGTTTTCGCAGCCAGGCCAGATCCTGTTCATTCTTTTGGGTGACCCGATCAAACAATATTTCTGGGACAGTGCCGACCAGTTCCAGGCCATGTTTTTCGGCGACATAGGCGGCCAGTTCTGCCAAAGACCATTGCTCAAATGCATTGCTATAGCGCTGTCGCAGTGACCCGGTAATCGGCGTGGCCATGCCCTTTAGGTCCATTACGTCTGGTGCAATCTTGAATGTTGGTTCATCAACTTCATAGTCCACTGGCGAAGTGAATGCCTCACCTCGATACCCCAGAGAGACTGTGACGATATCCCCCAGGTAGGGCCGCCATTCGTTGTACCACCGCAGGTCATAGTTATTGACCGTCATGGTCACCGAGTCGCTATTACCTTCCAGCTCCTCGATGACTTCGATCTTTTCTACATATTCTCGGATATCGGCCCCTGAATAGCTCACCTCAAAGGTCGGTATCCTGGGCCGTCTTCCCCCTCCGGCATTGGCACCAGACTGAACCATCGACTAACGCCTCCATTGCTGACGACGGGGATCCCACGGCGGCAAGCTGTTGGGGTCTACCCATGGCCTCGTCTCAATTTCTGGGATGCGGATATCTGCTCCGGCGGGCACCCACGTCATACCCAAATACTGAGGATTGGCCCTAACCAGAATTTCCTCTAGCCACGGGTTCGAGTAAAACGCATAGCTGATCTGGTCCCAGCGAGTATCGACATTAGGCCTGAAAATTCGATACTGCACCTTGCCTGTATGCATCTCATACAAGGTGCTTTCAACAGCGTGTTGGTTATCGAGCCAGATTTCCATTAGCCAAATAGCCCCGATATAAACCCGCCAATTGCCCCCGCAAACCCACCACCACCAAACCCAATCCCAGCAACGCCCGCATCCTGGACGCATTCGATTAGTTCGGCTGTCATTTCTGCCAAGCGAATGCGCCCTGAATGGTCAGTCAGGATCAGGTCAGTGTCTAAACTTCGCATGACGTATTCCCGCTCGAATACGTCAGTTCCCGAATAGGGTAACCCGTAGACGGTTCCCTTAATTTCAGTCACCGTCACCAGCGGGTATGGCTCATGGGATAGCAATATCTCCTGGGCCTCAGCAATCTTTCCCGCTGGGTCGGTGTGGTAGTAATCCCACCTGAATTTGATCTTCACAATGTCCAACTCATAGCCGGTCCATTGCAAAACGCCCTTTTCCTCCACCCGTCTGTGGATGGGCAATAGATTGGCCTGGGCCATCGTGGCCCCGACCGGGGAATAGGCATTCTCAAACTCTAATGATCCAAAAAAACCGCGCATCCCAGCCCGTCTTGGTTTCTCCACTATCCTAGTAAAGAAACACTCATACGAAACAGTGGACCTAAAGGCGGAACTGTGGGACCAAGTTCAGCAAATTCGTGTTGGAGCATCCAGCATCGTTTGCGATCGCTGTAGTTCCAGACAGAATCCATACCCATACGATGAGCGGCCCTACGGCACCGCGCTGGCGGCAATTTTCCCAAATATCGCGAAATGGTGTCACGGCTACTGGGATGAGAACACCGTGCAGGAATGTCTAGACCTGTTCCGCTACGCCGTCGGCCACAGGAGCCGCCCCATGCTAGGGGTTGGGGTTGCCGCTGTAGCGAATTATCCCCAGGTAAAAAGGCGCATCTGGGATGCCCTGACCGAGGAGGAAAAAGCCATTGTTGGTAGGATGCTCAAGATTGGCATTCCGTTGTCGTGATATATTGCGGCAGAGATACCATGCATAAGCACAGCAGCGATCGCAGACTGGGTGACTGCGGTCGTTTTTTTGGTTAGCTGTAGGAGCGACGGCGGGAATCAGATGCGAATTCCGACAGTCGGCGTTCCAGCATATCAGCGCCTTCAGCCAACATTTCCTGGAATTTCACCCGTAGGTCTTCCTCGTTGCCGCCCTGGGCCTGCACGGTCAAGTTCATCTCAACATTGATAGTCATCGGCGCTGGGTCACCCTGGCCCATCCCGCCGCCAGTTGCCCACTGAGGATGAGGCACTTGCGGTTCGATGGGCGAGGGTGGAATAACGGGCTCAGCCATTTGCGGAAACGCTGTTTCCGATATCCCTGAAATCTCTGGAACCTCGCCAAATCCCAAAGGAATGGACATTGACGGGAATGAAGGTATAGGGCCCTGCAATAACTCCACCGCCTGAGTTAGGGGCGGCAATTCCGTTTGTGGTAAATCGCTGCGAACGACTTCCACAAACTGCTCTAGGGCAGGGATAGATGGCACTGAACCCAGCCCCCATTCAATCGTCCGGGCGGCGGGCTCCAGTGTCGGTGTTTCTGACCCATTCCCCTGCCAGGCCACCTCAGCGATCGCGGGCTCTGGGGCGAGGCTAGGGAACGTACCGATAGCCCCGTTTATAACCTGTTCTAGGGGTGAGAGGTTGAGGTCAGGTGCAATGCCCTGCACCAGGTCAATGACTCGCTCCAGGGGGCCGGGCTGGGGCACTGGGGCGACTTCTGCGGCCTGGGTTACCCGCTGAGTTGCATCAGGGATTGACGGGCGTTCCGTCAGGATTGGCGTGACCCCCATCTGCTCGGCATACCGAGGCAAAATTTCCAGCGGTGGTAGTTGTCCTGGCAGGGGAACATCAGGCTGAGTGCCAACCCGTTGGTGTATGTCTTGGGTCAACGGTTCCGGCATAAATGGCGGGGCGGCCATCACCGACGGCTCCACCGGCTGGGTCAGTGCAGGAAGGTTAAGGCCAGGGATTAATCCCGTGACAGCATTAACGACCTGGGTGATGGGCTCAAATGCTGCATCTGGGGCCCGGCCCCTAACAAAGTCAACAACCTGCTTCAGGGGCTGCAGTTCAGGCCGAAGTCTGGGGTTAGCCTCCCGCTGTGCTTGCACGATTGGAGGCGGTTCAAATCCGCGTGGCTCTACCGGTTGGGTCAGGGCAGGAAGGTCAACCCCAGGAATGATGCCGGTCACCAGGTCGATGACTCGCTCCAGCGGCGCAATGTTGGGAACGTCCGGCATTCTTCCCATGCCCCATTCAATGGGCTGGGTTTGGGTTTGGGGCTGAGGAATAGCAGCATCTTGCCACGCTGGGGCAATGGGCGCAGCAACTTCTTCTGGTGTGAGGAGATCGACATTCCCCCACACCACCGGCTGCACAACTGGGGACAATGCAGGCGGCTCAAAGCTAGGTAACTCTGACCATTCCACCGACTGAGCCAAGGCGGGAAAGTCTGGCGGCTCCGGGATGACCGCTGACACCATTGCCACCGATTGCTCCACCGTTCCTGCCGACTGACCAGGTGGAACCCTAGTCAGCGCGATCGCCTGGGGGATGGGTTCTAGTCTGGGAGCTTTAGGTAGTGCTCCATAGGCTAAGTCAATGAGCTGCGAAACCGGCTCCATCTCAGCCTGAGGCAACGATGGGGCCGCAGGAGCTTCACCTGATTGCCAGGTCGTCTCTGAGACTGCGGGGGGCAAGTTGGGAGGCTGGAACGCGGGCAATTCCGACCACTGAATCGATTGCGCCAACGACGGCAGTTCAGGGGTGGGAATAT